ATGACGGTGGAGGAAAATGGGGCGCTGCGGTTTCAGCGATGCGAATGCCAGAGCATCCGTGACGCCATGGGGGCCATGGACCGCAGCGGAATCCCGCCGGATGCCTTGGCGGCTTGCACCTGGGAGAACTGGAAAACGCCGGAGAACTGGCAGAGGAGAGCACTTGCCATGGCGCAAGACTACGTACAGCAAATCGCGGCGGGAGATCCCTCCTGGTTCATCATCTGCGGGACCCCGGGCTGCGGGAAAACGACGTTATGCACCACCATTTTCCGGGCCATCGTTGAGGGCGGCAAACCCGGCCTGTATGTTTCGTGGCGGGAGTTTGCGCGAAGGGCCAAGGCGGTTGGAAATGACCGGGACGATTTCCGGGAAGAAACCGAACCCTTGAAAAATACGCCGCTACTCTATCTGGATGATTTCTGGAAGGGGGAAATTCGGCCGGCGGATGTTCACCTGGCATTCGAGCTGATTAACGCGCGATACATCAGCAAAAAGCCCACCATCCTTTCCAGCGAGAACACGCTGGAGGCGATTCTCCGGGGCGATGAAGCCATCGGCTCAAGGCTGTTTGAGATGGCAGGCGGATATTACATGGACTGTTCCAGAGCAAGGAACTGGCGCACAGCAAGGAGGCAGACATGATTCACAAAGGCGAAATTTACATAACCGACCGATACCGAGGCGGAAAGAAGGACTACGGAAGACCAGTTCTGATCCTCTCTTCCGCCGAGAACAACCGGGAAACCGGATGCGTGGTGGCGGCGCCCTTGGTGTCCCGGGAACGCTACGCGGCGGCGTCCCATATCGCCGTGGAGAGTGTCCAAGGCCAAACCTATGTGGCGGTCCTGGAGCACGTCAAATCGCTGCCGGAGCGCAGCTTGCAGCGCAGAAAGGACTACCTCTCACGGCATGCCATGGCCCGGGTAGAGGGGACCCTCTGCCGCCTGTTGGAGCTTTGAGCCATGTGGGAGATCACCGTAAATCTGGGGCCCATTCCGACAAGTGTCGAGAACCCCGAAGGGACGCGGGAGGCGATTGCCTGTGACCTGGAGAAATACGGGACCGTGCGTTATGTGGACATTAAAGACAGCGCATTCAAACCAGAACAAATGAAACTGGAGGAGACAACATGATTCTAACCGGCAACGAAATCAAACTCCAACGGGAGGCGGGCAATATCATCATCAGCGATTGGGATGAATCCCGGTTGGGACCAAACAGCTACAACCTGCGGCTGTCCCCCAAGCTGATGGCCTACAAGGATGCTGTCCTGGACCCGAAGCAGGACAACCGGACGGGGCGGCTGATGATCCCAGAGGAGGGCCTGGTGCTGCACCCTGGGCGGCTCTACCTGGCCAAAACCATGGAATATACCGAGACCCACAACTTGGTCCCCATGTTGGTAGGCCGGTCCTCCATCGGCCGCCTGGGCATCTTTGTCCACGTGACCGCTGGGTTTGGCGATGTGGGCTTTTCTGGGAACTGGACCCTGGAACTGACCTGCGTGCAGCCGGTGCGGGTGTACCCCGGCATGGAGATTTGCCAAATTTATTATCAGACCACCACCGGCGAGATTTTAAGCCAGTATCACGGAAAGTACCAGGGCAGCCGGGATGTGGTGGCCAGCCGGATCTATCAGGAGTTGAGCAATGAATAGAGAGACATGGAAGATCAAAACCTGCCCGGTTTGCAAAACAAAATTTCTCTCAACCACAGGCAAGGACATCTACTGTGGCAGGAAGTGTTATATGGCGCAGAGGTTTGGAATGCCAAGGAAGAAGAAGGAGGGAACCCCATGACAAGAAAAGAAATTCTCGCCGCTGCGGAGAAGTGCGTGTGTGGAGATCGGGAGCAGGATTATGGAAACCCAGAAAATAGCTTCCGTTTGATTGCGGAATTTTGGCACACCTACCTCAGTGCGAAGTGTGTTGCCGCCGGGGTCCATGTGCAGTTAGAGCCGGAGGATGTGACGGCCATGATGGCCTTGTTCAAGATTGCCCGGGCATCTGTAAACCCTGAGCACGTAGATAGCTGGATTGATTTGGTCGGATACGGTTGCTGCGGAGGAGAAATAGCGACAAGAGAAACCGATGTAGGTGGGGAATATGAAAAAGATTGATTATGGGAAAGATTACTTCGTTTCCGAAGACGGAAAAGTTTTCTCGAAGAAGCGCGGGAAAACAAAGGAGTTAAAGCCGATAAAGAAAGGGCATGGAGGCTACGTAAAGGTTAGGCTGTACGATGATGGGAAATGGAAAAATTTTTTTGTCCACAGGCTTGTTGCTGAGGCATTTATAGAGAATCCCAATAATTTTCCGATTATAAACCATATAGACGAAAACAAATCTAACAATAATGTTAGGAATTTAGAATGGTGCACGACGAAGTATAATGTAAATTATGGGCAAGCAAGAAGGAAAATGAGTGAATCCATGAAAGCGCACTTTGAGAAAAATCCGTCAGAATATGATCGAGTGCGAAAACAGTTGCTTGGGCGGTCTCTATCGAAAGAGAGTAGAAAGAAAATTGCATCTAAATTGTCTATTCCGGTTGAGTGCTTGCAGAATGGAGTTGTTGTTAGAAAGTATAGTTCAACTAAAGACGCGGCAGAAAGTATAGGGGCTGATTCATCAAATATTTGCGCAGTGCTGAAAGGTCGAAGGAAAAGAACAGCCGGGTACGAATGGCGCTACGCAGCTTGCGGCGGGGAAGTGGCGACGCTGGGGGGAAAGGATTGAGTATTACAAAAGGAAAGGAGATAAAAATGACACGGGAAGAAGCGATTGAAATCCTTGAAAATCATACTCAATATTTTGTACTTGCGCAAGATTTAGGTGCATTAAATATGGCTATTGACGCCCTCCGCCCCGTCAGCCGGGAACAGGTGGAGAAGGTGTGGAGGGGGTGCGAATGCTGTTCAGGTTCATATACAAGACAAAAACTTGGGTATCAGTATTGTGAGAATTGTGGTGCTCCTCTGACGGACGAGGCCGTGGACATCAGATTGAAGGAATTGGAGGCGCTGTATGGAGATAGGTGACAGGGTCGTTTGCATGGTGAGCGGTGTCCGGGGCGTGATAACAAAAATCTACACCCCGACCGCCTCAGCAATGCAGATTATGGTGTGTACAGATGATGGGCGATTGTATCATGCTCCGTATAGTACATGGAGATTGGAGGCGCTGAAAGATGGCTGATATTTGCGACAGTTGTGCTTTCGAGGATGTTTGCCCAAGTGCTCACTTTAACATAACCGAAGCAAGTAAATGTGCATTTTATAAAAGCATTCGGAGGGATAAACCAGACGGGACGTGGTGGAAGGAGACGCTGAAAGATGAATGATATCAATCAAGACATAACCCGCATGATCGTTGAGATGAGGGAGCTTGGAAAGTTGCCCGCACCGTGCAAAGGTGGAAGCCACAATAACCTGTTAAGATATAACAAGCTGCGGGACCGGATTCTTGATAAATTCTTGTCCGCATTTGATGAGGGATATAGGTTGAAAAATTCCAACCGCCCGCCGGAGGGAGAGGAGGACACCTGATGGACATTGAGAAACTGATTGAGCAGTTGAAGAATTTAGAGGCATGTGCCTATGGCTACCATATCAACGGAGAAGTTCTTGGAATGGACTGCTCTGATTTTGAACAAATCATGGTAGATGCCGCTGATGAAATTTCCAAGGTTTCCACGCTCCAGGCCGAAAACGAGCAGCTGCGGGCCGAGATGTCTCAAGCTCGTGAATCTTTAGATTTTGCTCGTACAAAAGACGCTGAAATTTTACGGCTTGGAATGGAGTTGGGTCATCTAAAGAAGCATATGGAAAGATTAACTCATAGGCTTGGCAATGGAGAACTTACATGCAATATGGCAAGAGATGATTGCAGGAAAATGGGTGGGGATTGTCAGATAGATAGTAAAATCCTTGACCGCCTTGCTGCTTATGAGGAAACGGAGCTGGCGCCGGAGGACTTTAAGAGAGCATTCACCGAGGACGCACTGCTAAAACGGACAGGCCAGCTTCTGGGCGTTACGCCTGACCGCCTCCGCGAACTGGCCCAGGCGGACAGGGAGGGGAAAATCTCGAAGTACACCATAGGCGATGCAATTTATGACCGCTTTGGCGATGCCTGGGAGGTTAGAACGGCAGAACTCCATCTCCTTGGCGAAAAGCCAGAATGGATGTACAGGTGTGGTCACGCGGGAACAGATGATTACTGCGCTCTGTGGTCATTTGAGATTTTGACCCGCGAGGAGGCCTAGGCCGCACTACGGAGGGAAAAGGAATGAAGGAGTACATTGAGAGGGCACAGCTCTTAAAAAATCTTGGGTATGATGAAACAAGACGAGCTGATGTCCTTCCTGGGTCAACGTTTGATATTGTTCTGAAAGAGCCCGCCGCCGACGTTGCGGAGGTGAGGCACGGGAGATGGGAGTTTTTAGGGCCAAATAGACTAATTAAAAGTTGTATGTGTGGAACTTGCAGTGTTTGTCATGTTAGGTCAGTATACATCGTAAATACTGCGATTTGCCCCAACTGCGGCGCTCCCATGGACAAGGAGGATTAAAAATGAAAATACACATCCCAGCTTTTAAGGCGATGGCCAAGTGCAACGAGCATATGAACCACGGACCACTTGATATTGACCTGGGGCCTGATGTGGTGGAGGTGGTACGCTGTAAAGATTGCCAATATTACCAGGATGCAAAAATCAACAAGAAGGGATTTCTGATTTGCCCAGCGTCCGGAATGGAAATTACCGAAACGGACTATTGCTCTTATGGTGCTCGCATGGGCAAGCCAAGAATTTGCGAGGTGCTGGGGGTTGAGCCGGAAGAGAAGTTTGACGCTGGCTCATACAAGAATGCCTATGCAGATTTGTATGGAACTATACGAACGAATATTGGTACGCTGATGGATGCTGACCGAGTGTGCGAGATTATCAACAATCCTGACCGCATTATCCGCAAGCCCCACTGGACAGAGCAGGAGGTAGAGAGGGCAAAGGCTATCAAGATGTTATACTCAGAGGCAGAAAGCATTGAGATGTATGGCTTCGGCATTAGAGTTTTCAACAGGAAACTTGTCATTGCAACACTCGACCCCTCTTTGTTCCCTTCTCTTCGCTCAAATGAAATCATCACCCTTGACGAGATCATCGGAGGTACAGAATGAGAGAAATCCTTTTCAAAGCTAAGCGGCTGGATAATGGCGAATGGGTGGAAGGGTACTACGTTGAAAGAGACAACAAATCTTGGATTTACCCGGCAGGCAATCAGGTAATCAGCAAGTCTTTAGCGAGAGAACTTCGCCCATTTCATAGCGCAAAAAGCACGCAGCGAATTATGAAGGAGGTGTTTCCTGTTGCCCCCTCCACGGTCTGCGAGTACACCGGAATGACCGATAAGAACGGAACGAAGATTTTTGAGGGGGATATCATCCATTGGACGAACTGGAACGGCGAACAAAAAGAAGCCCCTGTATGCTATGATCAAGAGTGGAATAGATTTTGTGTTTGGTTGAATGGCGCTGAAAGCATGGGCGTAAATATACATCTGTCAACGAGCGGAATTGAGGTCATCGGCTCCATCCACGACGGGGAGGGCGGACAGCATGAGCAGTAAAATCCTTTTTCCAACTTCCAATGTCTCTCCCGATCAGGCCGTAAATATTATAAAAACAGGGTTGACCGACGAACGCATTCCCTTCAAAACAAGGAGACTCGCCATTGAACAGGTGGCATACATGGAGAGGTGCAGTAGCGTCACAAAAGACGAGTTAGCGAAGGCTTTGTGGTGGCTGCTTGACCACTACAACTTTGATAAAGACGGGTTAGTGGAGGTTCTGCGGTGGGTGTTTAACCACTACGATCTTGAAGAGGATATTTGACAGCATGAGGGTAACGAATGAAAATTTTGGCGATTGACCCAGGGGACGAGCAGAGCGCCTATTGCTTCATAGACAGCGAAGATTTACGTCCGCTGCGGTTTGGCAAAGAACAAAATGCCGTGGTCCTTTTGATTCTCCAGTTGGAGGCATATGATCTTGTAGTCATTGAACGCTTGGCAAGCTACGGCATGCCGGTTGGACGCAATGTTTTTGAAACCTGCGAATGGGTGGGGAGATTCACGCAAGCAGCACAGAAGCCAGTGGACTACATATACCGCCAGGATGAAAAACTCCATCTCTGCCATGACAGCAGGGCCAAGGATGCCAATATCCGACGCGCACTGATTGATCGATTTGCAACCCATGATCTGAAAAACGGGAAGGGAACGAAAAAGAACCCAGATTGGTTCTATGGGTTCTCTGCCGATGTATGGGCGGCGTATGCAGTTGGAATTACGTACACAGAAACAAAACTGAAATTGTAAACAAAGTGTTAAGATCGTCTAACAATTTGACCGAAATGGAGGGCTGCGATATAATTTAGACAGGAAATGGTTTTATACATACGCAGGCAAAGAAAATTTATTTTCTTTGCCGCTATGTATAAAACAGAAGATTTTCTTCCTCCTTCGCCCGGCTCCGAGGCGGTCTCAATATCGGGCGTACCTCCTTTTTCTTTGGGAGCGCGAGCCTTGTTCTCGTCTCCCTATCACCCGGCCAGAGCGGATTTTGGTGCAACTCCAAAACGGGTGACCATTCCCAGATGGGGAAATTTGATGGAAGGAGATTGTGCTCCCATCGAATCAGCAAATTGCTTTGCGGCCGCAAAGTGAACCGAAGCACGTACCATTCTCCATTTCACTGAAACCTGCGGTTGGAGACGCAGACAATTTAAGTGAAGGTGCGTGCGGAAGTGTAAACAGGCCCGCGGAAAGCCTGACACAACCCGCAACATACCCCGAAAGGGGTATATATGCCGTGCCGCAGT